CGCTTAAGATTGCAACCAGTTAGGTGGTGTGACGGCGATGCCGAATGGTGTTCAGTGTTTCTCGATAATTACAACTGGGGCCTAAACATGGCCCCATTAAAAAAAACTTAGGAGGAAAAAAGATATGAAAGACCTTCACAACAATATTGAAGTCACCTCGTTACTGCACGCGATTGCCGTTGCCACAACGCAGACCATTACGGACATTGATCTCGCCGGGTGCAATTCTGCGGAATTGGTTATTGACGCAGGAGCGGACGGGGGTGGAGTTGGTCTTGACACCAGCAACAAGATTGTCTTCACGCTCAAACACAGCGACGACGGGACGACATACGCAGCCGTTGAAGACAAAGATATGCTTGGAGTTTCCGATATCACCAGCGGAACGATTCTAACCATTGATGGAACCGATGAAGATGACACCGTGTATCATTTCGGTTATATCGGCGGTAAGCGATATTTAGAGCTTGCCGGAACCGTTACCGGAACGATCTCAATCCCGTTCTCGATCAGTTTGGTCAAAGGTCACTTGCAGGATTCGCCCGTGATCTAACAGCAATTCCGGGCGGTCTTTCGGGGCCGCTCGGATAAGAAAAGGAGAAATAAAAAATGAGTGATACGACCTATCAAGCAAATGTTTACCACAAGCAGGGCGGCGACGAAGAAGTGGTTGCCAGTGGCGGTCAGATCACCGTCGAATCCGGCGGCGCTATAGACGTTGAGTCTGGTGGATCCTTAAAAATTGCCGGAACCGCTATCAACGCGACGGCGGCACAGCTTAACACCGTGTCCGTCCCTGCATCCGGAGTGGAAGTTGTTACGGAGACAAATGTTATTCTGGCGGCTGAAAGCGGAAAAACCTTCTTCCTTAATGCGCTTGCGGGGTTCCAATCGACACTTCCGGCTCCGGCGGCGGGGCTTAGATTTACGTTCATCGTAAAAACCGCCCCGACTTCCAATGGTTACACTATCGTCACCAATGGAACGACACAAAAAGTTCTCAAGGGGTTATGTGTTATTGCGGCTGATGCCGTTGGGGACGTGTCCGCCGGCGGAACTACGGTGACATTTGTTCACAACCAAGCACTTGCAGGAGACCGGATAGATATGATCTGCGATGGAACAATCTGGTATATGGTTGGCTATGCACAGGTGGCGACGGCCATTACAATTACAGGTGAATAAGATTTTTAATCAGGCCGGGTGAAATTCCCGGCCTTTAACCCCAAAAAAGAGGAGGGTTTAAAAAATGACAGTTCAAGCAATAGGCGCAACCAACAATCGTTTCATCGGCCTTTCCACGGATACGAAACCAACAAGTGTCAATGCAGGCGCAACATTCTTCGAAGTCAACACCGGTCTTATGTTCATCTATAACGGTTATGCCTGGGTGCCGAAATCCTACATGCCGGAAACGACCATCAATTATAAACAGATTTCGCTTGCACAGGCAGAGGCAGCTTATGACGTAATGACAGCCACGGCGCAAGCACTATTTATTGATGCCGTGATTGTCCATGTTCCAGATGATCTTCATTCCGTAGCAACATTCACCGGGATCAGTATTGCAACGGATGACGTTGCGGCCATTGAGATACTTTCAGCGGTAGCGGGCGCGAAGGCAAAGCTGACCGGCAACTTCTTCTATACATTCCGTGGGCCGGTCGTGACCGCGGTGACTAAAAAAATTCAGTTGACCATCGGCGGCGGGTCGGCTGGCACTGGCAAGATTGCGGACGTAACAGTTTTATGGCGGCCTCTGGTGGCCGGTGGATATTATCTTAACGCTTAAGGTGTGGACTATGAAAACAGTTCAGATAGTTGCCCCCGTTTTACTTCCTGTGAGCCTCGATGAAATAAAAATGCATCTTAGGCTGTCCAGCGGATCGTTCGATTCCAACCTGACTCTGACGCAATGCCTATCCTATGGGGCAAAGGGTATCAGTGCCGGTGGTGCTTATACCCACGTCGGAACTGGCGTGGACGTGCTCGGGAAACAGGCCGATGTTATTGTCCACCACGGAACGAACGGGGACACTGGAACCGTTGACACGAAAATTCAGGAAGCCGATGTTTTGACCGGGCCTTATAACGACTGGACTGGTGGTGCGTTTGCCCAAGTCACCACGGCTAACGATAACGCCGACTATAAAAAGCAATATACCGGATCGAAGCAGTTTATACGAACGGCGTCGAAGGTGCTCCTGGCTGCCTGCGAGTTCGGAACGTCCGTCCTCGTGAACGAAGCGACGACGGCAGAAGACGACCTGCTGCTTGAGAAGCTCCAAAGCGCCATTGAAGACGCAGAAGACTTCACAGGACGGCAGCTATTGACTGCCACTTACAATGGGTATCTCTGTTACTTTCCAACCAAGGATTACATTGAACTTCCATTTGGCAACCTTCAATCAGTCACGTCTATCACATACAAAGACACGGACGGGACTGAAACAACGATGATCGAAGGCACCGACTATCTGGTTGAGACAAATGTTGATGCGGTGCGGGGCGGGGATCAAGTCGGGCGGATTGTGTTGCCCTATGGCGTGAGCTGGCCGGCTGTTACTCTTTACCCGTCGAACCCCATTACGATTGAATTTGTTTGCGGCTGGAAAGCGGCGGATTATGTCCCGAGCAAGATCAAACAGGCTATCATGTTAATGGTGGCGGATCGTTATGCAGACCGGGGCGAGCCGATTATCGGCACGCTGGTTTCGGCAGAATCGCGAAGCACGAGGGCAGTTCACAACCTACTTTATGCACATAAGTTGTGGAGTTTTGCATGTTAAGAAGCGGCGATTTAAACAAACGTGTGGACATTCAGGCGCAGACAAAAGTCAGCGACGGCATGGGGGGATTTACAACAGGCTGGACAACGCTTAGAACAATAGATGCGGCGATATGGGATGCGACAAGCAATGAACGGAATCAGGCAAGCGCGACAACTTTGATTATTAGTCACAGGATCAGGATCAGGTATTTGAGCGTTTTTAAAAGTTCGTGGCGGATAAAGTTCGGCAACCGTTATTTTGCGATTGTGAGCATAGTCAACCCGGGCGAGAAAAATGAATACTATGATTTGTATTGTAAAGAGGCGTCATGAAAAACATTCTGACAGCCATATACTCCAAGTTTTCCGGCTCCGAGTTAAGCTCCTACGTCGGTGGGCGCATTTACTTGGATCAGGCCCCGGATAACTGCGAGTTTCCCTATGTTGTTTATTTTGTCGTGTCCTCAACGCCAGATGACGCGTTCGTTAAGAAGGGTCAACAAACATTGATTCAGGTTTCGCTTTTCAGTGCGAACCCATCGGCAGTTGAAATCAGCACCATGCACGGGTATTTAAAAGCGTTGTTTGACGACTGTTCGCTGACCATTACAAATAATACATTGGCATGGATGCACGAAATCAACCTGACAACGATGGTTGAGGATATTACGGCAGGCGATGGCGTTCAGAGCGTGAAGCATTGGGCGGCGGATTATGAAGTAGTCACACAGGTATCGTCATAATGGGAAAAAACTTGGCTGACATAACGCGAGCGGAGTGGATAGCATATCGGTGGATTGAGGAACCTCAAGCGATGGGGAGCGACGAAAGAATTTTTATGACCGACGGTAAACGGACACCCGACGAAGCGGCGCAAGCGGCTGAAGACTGGGATTCCACGGCGGAAGAAAGGATGGAATATGCATGAAAAATAAAAACATCATAGCGGTTCAGAATCTTATTCGTTGCTTGCCAATTAACGCATTGGAGGATGCTGAAGTTGTGGCGAACCTTGTCCGGGCCTTTGGAATTGTCCAATGGGGCCCGGATGCTTTCGGAGAGGATGAGAAATATAAAAATGCTTCTGTTGAAATGGCCGGTATGTATCAGACCCCTAATCAGATAGCCAAGGCACTGGTTTATTTATCTTCACTTAAAATTAATTCATATCTGGAAATTGGTATTTTTCAGGGGGGAACATTCCTGTTTATATCGGAATATCTCAGGAGATTCAACCCGGACATAAAATGCCTTGGAATTGATCCTACTCAGTTTCTCAACGACGAAATCCGGGCAATCATAGAAACTAATCTGTTCATGTCATTCAAATCGGTGAACAGTGACCAACTTTCCGGCAAGGAATTTGATCTTGTGTTTATTGATGGCGAGCATATTGATGGATGGGTGAAGCGTGATTATGACAACGTCGGTCAATATGCAAAGATTTGTATGATCCACGATATACAGGAATTAAGTTGTCCAGAAGTAATAGAATTTTGGGAAACAATCAAAGGGAAAAAGCCAGTCACATTTCTTGACTATACATCTGCAAATCCCTCTCAAGGAATTGGGATGGTTTTCGGGAGGCGAGTCAATGCGTGAAAAACAAATACATCTGATCATGCCGTTTTCGCGGCCCGAGAATAAGAAAGTGCTTCTGGATTCTTACCGTCCTATGAATGTGATCTTATATCCTATCATGTTTCAAAACGAAATATGTGAGTTTCCATCTGAATCATGGATACGGCCCGTCATAATTAATATGGACTCGAAAGACTGCAAGGTGATGATGCCGGGATGTTTTAAAAGAAACTGGTTCCTTAATAGCATTGAAATAATAAATGACGATTATTATGTGACCGTTGATGATGACGACATGTATGAGGCAAACGTCTTTGACG